TAATTTTGGCAGGATACCAATATAAATCTGCGTTTGTCGCAGACCAAGAAATAAATATGATTGCTTGTTTAACTGAAATTATGGCAAGTTGTAAATTTAAATAAAGAGAAGACAATGGCAAGAAGAACATTATTTAGAACTTTGTTAGTAAAGTTGAGAATGTGGTATGCAGATATAAGAGGTCATCACGGCAAATGTTGGGATTATGAACCAGGTGATTATTATATGGGAAGTCACAAAGGACACTTAAAACATCAAAAAAGAAAATAGAAAAAGGATTATTATATGTATGAGTTACGTGATTACCTTAACGCTATAAATTTTACTAAAGAAAACCTATTAGACACAGACGATTTAACTTGGGAGAAGAAATATCCTCCATTTATAATTAACAAGTGTTTATCTATGCATTACGACTGTATTGAAAAGGCGAATGAGATGAATGGCTATCATTTTTTAGATAAAAAAGTCCAGTTTCGTTTTTACATAAATAGTATAAGAAAAAGAAAGCGATTTGGTGGAAAGTGGTTATCACAATCCAAATTGAAAAATTTAGAGTATGTAAAAGAGTATTATGGTTATAGTAATGAGAAAGCAAAAGACGCTCTCAACATACTAAAAGACGAACAAATTGAACATATAAAAGAGACCTTGAATAAAGGTGGGAGAACAAAATGAGCGAAGAAATTGTAAACTGGTCGCCAGAGAGTATGTTAGAGGTCACAATCAAACAACCAGACGACTTCCTAAAGATCAGAGAAACTTTGACACGTATCGGTGTCGCTAGTAGAAAAGATAAAACATTATATCAATCTTGTCATATATTACATAAACAAGGTAAGTATTACATCACACACTTTAAAGAATTATTTGCGTTAGATGGTAAGAAAGCAACTTTGACAGAAAATGATATTCAGAGAAGAAATACAATCTCAATTCTATTACAGGATTGGAATTTAATTGATATAGTAGAGAGATCACAAGCAGAGAACAAAGCACCATTATCTCAAATCAAAGTATTACCCTTTAAAGAAAAAAAGGAATGGAACTTATCAGCGAAATATAATATTGGAAAAAAGATTGAAGAAAATAAGGAAGAAGTTAATACAGAGAATGAATAAATGTTGGTTCCAAAGTTTAGAGAATTTATAACAGAACAAGACCTAGATCGTAAATCAAAACCTATTACGATTGCGATGGTTACTGTAGCAGATTCAAAAGACCCTAAAGAAAACACAACTGCCGATTTAGTACAAAAGGCTTGTAAGAAAAAAGGCATAAAGTGTATTATTGTAAATACTAAAACAACTATCATCACATCAAAAGACGAAGATAAGGGTGCATTAACTGTATCTAACTATGATGGTAAAGGTAGTGAACATACTTTTATAGGTAGAGATACAGTTTGTATTACAAGAGGTGGTGCCTTAGAAGATGAAGCAGGGTTATCTTTAATATCTTCTTTTCAAAATTCACAAGCATTTATGTTAAACACAAGAGCAGCAATGCTTACTTGTGATAATAAACTAACAACAGCATTATTATTTGAAAAGTTTGGTTTACCAACACCAAAAACAGCATTTGTATCAAACGAAAAAAATATTAAAACTGCTTTAGATATGATTGGTGGTAAATTTCCTGTCATATTAAAAACACTTACAGGTACACAGGGTGTTGGAGTTATTAAGATTGAAAGTTATGAGGGACTTGTTGCCACTTTACAATCAATGTGGAAATTGAATGCTGAAGTCTTAATACAAGAATATATGAAATCAGATTTTGATATTAGAACTTTTGTAGTAGATAATAAAATATTTGCTAGTACAAAAAGAGTGCATAGTAGTTATGACTTTAGATCAAATACTCATAGAGGTGCTGAACCAGAACCTTACATATTAAATAAAAAAGAAAAAGAATTAGTATTAAAAGCGGCTAGAGTTTCTCGAGCTTATATGGTAGGTGTTGACCATATTATATACAAAGGCGAACCTTATCTATTAGAAATCAATGGTAGTCCAGGATCAGGTGCTGATTACGAGGGTTATCAACATAAAGATTACTATTCAGATTCAGAACCTTCTGGTAGAATTGACGGTGAACAGATGATGTTTAATATGGTTGACTGGATATCTGATAGAACGCATTGGGATAGACAATCACTTATAGAATGTGGTTGGTTAGAAACTATTGATTTAGATGAAATAGGTAAAGTGAGAGCTAAGTTTGATACAGGTAATGGATCAGAGGCTTGTGCTTTACACGCTGATGAAATTATAGAATCAAAAGGTAAAATAGTAAAATGGAAATATGATGGTAAAACTTATGAAAAACCTAAACACGGTGAGAGTAAAGTTTACAGATCAAATGCTACTAACGAGCCTTCAGAAATAAGACCAACTATATTAATGGATTTAACTTTCAATGGTTTTACTTATATAGATATAGAAGTTGGTTTAGACCAAAGACCAAGATCAGGTTCTGATCTATTGGTAAATAGAGATTTAATGCGGCAAATGAATGTTGGTGTCAATCCTAACAGAACATTTGTATTAAGTAGAAGATTAAGACCGATTGAAAAAGAAGGCAAACAAGACAAAGTTGGCTTTGAAAAATAACATTGACATTTACGTCAATGTGTGTTATATTATAAACAATTAAGGAGTTATTATGTCAGACGTGAAAATATTAAGACTCTCTACTGGTGAAGATGTAATCGCTAAAGTAGGTGAGAATGACCAAGGTGTGAGTTTAAACAAACCATTTGTTATCATACCTCAACAAGCAGGCCCAGGTAAACCAATTCAATTAATGATGTCACTATACAATGCTTTTGGCAAAAGTGATAACGTAACTATAGGAAAAGATAAAGTTGTGTTTATGACTGAACCTAAAGATGAGATATTAAAATCATATCAACAAAATACAAGCAGTATTTTAACATCACCAAGTCTAATTACGGAATCTAAATTACCAAAGATTTAATGATTACAGTTAACTTCAAACGAGGACAGGAAACTATTCCAGTCCAAGTTGACGAGGGTAGAACTATTATGGAAGCGGCCAGAGATTTTGGCAACTTACCAGAAGTCCCTGGCGATTGTGGTGGTTGTTGTGCTTGTGCTACGTGTCATATCAAAGTAGATGAAACTTGGATTGATAAAATAGGAAAAGTAGATGAAAGCTCATTTGAAGGTGGCCTAATTGAATATGAAAAAGGTTACGATCCAAATGTGAGTAGATTAGGTTGTCAAATTCAATTAAATAAAGAACACGATGGTTTGGTCGTATATTTACTTGACAATCATAAAATTTAATGTTATAATAGACTATGATAAAAATTGAATTAATAGATATGATGGGAAATGACTTAACAGTAGTAAATGCTGCTAGAGTAAGTTATTCAAAGACTAAAAAATCATTTGAACTATCAGATGAAAAACTTATTAAGTATCTAGCCGAACATAATCATTGGTCACCTTTCGCACATGCAAGTTTACAGTTTAGAATTAAAGCACCAATCTTTGTTGCAAGACAACTTGTAAAACATCAAGTCGGATTAACCTGGAATGAAGTAAGCAGACGTTATGTAGATTTCCCACCTAAACTATACGAACCTGAAACGTGGAGAGGTAGACCAAAGAACTCTAAACAAGGAAGTGACGGTGAGATAGAACTAGATCAAACAATTAAGTATAATATGAAAACAACTATGGAAAGTTGTCTTATACTTTACAATACATTATTACAAAAAGGTGTGGCACCAGAACAGGCAAGAATGGTATTGCCACAATCAATGATGACTGAATGGTATTGGTCTGGAACACTATACGCATTTTCTAGGGTTTGTAATTTAAGATGTAAACCAGATACACAAAAAGAAACTAGAGATGTTGCAGATGAGATGTTTAAAATTTGTGACGAGAAGTTTCCATATAGTTGGAAATATTTAACAAAATAAATTATGAATTTTTATAAAAACGTTATTGAACATAGAGGTAAGTTATTAGTACGTGGTATACACGATGGTAAAGAATACAAAGAAAAATTAGATTTCAATCCTACCCTTTATGCAATCACGCAAGAACAAACAGATTTCAAAACATTAAAAGGTCAAAATCTTAAACCTATTACATTTGGAAGTATATCAAAAGCAAGAGAGTTTAAAAAGTCTTATAATACAGATAACTCACCATTGTTTGGTATGGATAGATACCAATATCAATATATCGCAAACGAGTATCCTGAAGATGTACAATTTGACAAAGATGCAATAAAAATATTTACGGTTGACATAGAGTGTAGTGCGGAAAATGGTTTTCCTGATGTAGAAAATCCAATGGAAGAACTACTAGCGATCACAGTAAAAAATCAATCTAACAAACAAATCATAACTTGGGGCACTGGCGAGTTTAAAACAGATAGACCAGATGTAACTTATATAAGATGTAAGTCAGAGAAGTCTTTGATTATGGAGTTTATGAAGTTTTGGATTAAGAACTATCCTGACGTTATCACAGGTTGGAATACTAAATTTTTTGACATACCTTATTTGTTTAATCGTATTAGAAACCTAGTAGATGAAAAAGTTATTAAAAGATTTTCACCTTGGAATTTAGTTGAAAGAGAATCAATTGTTGTAAGAGGTAGACCACAAACTCATTATAATATTTTTGGTATTGTAATGTTAGATTATTTGGACCTATACAAAAAGTTTATACCACAAAGACAAGAGAGTTACAAACTAGATTATATTGGTAAAGTAGAACTTGGCTTACAAAAAGATGAAAACCCCTATGATACATTTAGAGATTGGTATACAAAAGACTTCCAATCATTTATTGATTACAACATCAAAGACGTTGAGATTGTTGATGGACTAGAAGATAAACTAAAATTAATTGAACTTGTATTAACTATGGCGTATGAAGCAAAAGTTAATTACAATGATGTATTCTCGCAAGTTAGAATGTGGGATATGTTGATTTACAATTATCTAAAAAAAGATAATATAATGATTCCTCCAAAGGAAGATAACGTCAAGGAAGACAAGTATGACGGCGCTTATGTTAAAGACCCTATTACAGGTATGCATAAATGGATAGTATCATTTGACATTAACTCTCTATATCCACACTTAATTATGCAGTATAACATTTCGCCAGAAAAAATCATTGGCGTTAAACCATCGGGCGTTTCAGTTGATAAGATGTTAAAACATGCGACACCATTAACACACTTAAAAACTGAAGGCGCTTGTATTACACCAAATGGTGCTATGTTTAAAACAGATAGTCCAGGTTTCTTACCTAGACTTATGGAAAGTATGTACAATGATAGAGTTAAGTTTAAAACTCTTGCGTTTCAAGCAAAGAAAGAATATCAAAAGACAAAAGATCCAAAGACAGCAAAAGAAATATCTCGTTGTCATAATATACAATGGGCAAAAAAGATTGCGTTGAACTCTGCTTATGGCGCTATTGGTAATCAATATTTTAGATACTATGATGTAAGACAAGCAACTGCTATCACTTCATCTGGTCAATTTGTAATTAGATTTATTGAAAAGAATGTAAATGAATATATCAATAAAATATTAAAGACACACGATAAGGTAGATTATATTGTTGCGTCAGATACAGATTCAATTTATCTTACTTTAGATAAACTAGTTGAGGCGACTTGTAAAGATAAATCAAAAGTAGATACATTAAAGTTTCTAAACAAAGTAGTTAGTAGCAGAATAGAACCATTTATAGATAAGTGTTTCGCAGAACTTGCCGACTATACAAATGCCATTGGAAATAAAATGGTTATGAAACGAGAAGTTATCGCTGACAAAGGTATATGGACAGCGAAAAAAAGATATATGTTAAATGTATTAGATGAAGAAGGTATTACATTTGATGAACCTAAACTAAAAATTATGGGTATTGAAGCTGTAAAGTCATCAACACCTGAAGTTTGTCGTGGTAAAATTAAAGAGGCCATCAATTTAATTATGACAAAAAATGAAGATACACTACAAACATTTGTATCTAAATTTAAAGACGAGTTTTATAATATGTCAGCAGAACAAATATCTTTTCCAAGGTCTTGTAATAACTTGGCTAAATACAAACATAGTAATGATATTTTTATCAAAGGTACACCAATACACGTAAAAGGTGCTTTGATTTACAATCATCAAATAAAAGAATTTAAATTAAGTAGAAAGTATCCAATGATACAAGAAGGTGATAAGATTAAGTTTGTAAAACTAATAGAAGCAAATCCATTTAAGTTTGATGTAATTAGTTATGTGACTAAACTTCCAAAAGAGTTTAATTTAGACAAGTATATTGATTACGAAGTACAATTCCAAAAAACATTTTTAGACCCATTAAGTTTTATTTTAAATTCAATCGGTTGGTCTTATGAAAAGAAAGCATCACTTGAAGATTTTTTTGTATGATAACAAGTTTATTTTTAATATTAATAACTATACATTGGGGTTTTGCTACTGGCGCAATACTTGCAATGAAAACAGACTGGAGTATACCTAGGTTTCTAATTATAGTTTTACTTTTTAGATACTTACTAATATCTTATGGTCTTTAACGCAAATAAACAATATGGAGTAATATATGCAGATCCACCTTGGACGTTTAAAACGTATAGTAACAAAGGCAAAGATAAAAGCCCTGAAAGACATTATCCTTGCATGTCTATCGCTGACATTATTCGGTTACCTGTTGACCGAATTGCTAAGGACGATGCAGTCCTTTTAATGTGGGTTGTAGATCCACTTTTAGACCAGGCGTTTAAAGTTATTGACGCCTGGGGTTTCAAGTATAAGACAGTTGGTTTTACTTGGGCAAAAACGAATCGAACTAAAATGGGTTTCTTTACAGGTCTTGGTTATTGGACTAGAGGTAATCCAGAAATGTGTTTATTGGCAACTCGTGGGAAACCTAAAAGGCTAAATAAAAGTATACCACAATTAGTTGTAGATCAAAGACGAGAACACAGTAGAAAACCAGATATAGTATATGACCATATAGAAAAAATGCTAGAAGGTCCTTATGTAGAACTCTTTGCTCGTAGAAAACGAGATGGTTGGGAAAGTTGGGGAAACGAAGTATGATTATAGACTTGACATTAGCGTTATTATATGTTATATTAGGGTATGGTTTTGTCATATGGTTATTAATGAAATGGAACAATGAACAATTATAAAAGATATACATTACAAGATACTTTAGATAGTGAGAAAAGAGCACTATTTAATGTACTATCAACTTTCGCTGGTGGTGGCGGCTCATCAACAGGTTATAGATTGGCTGGTGCTAAGATATTGGCGATCAATGAATTTGTACCTGAAGCACAAAACACTTATAGAGAAAATTATCCAGATACATTAATAATACCAGGTGATATTAAAAAGTTATCAGGTAAAGATTTTTTAGAAAAGGTTAATTTGAAACCAGGTGAACTTGACTTATTAGATGGTTCTCCTCCGTGTTCAGCGTTTAGTATGGCGGGTTCTGTATCGCATGGTAAAGGTAATACACACGCAGATGCCTTTGGTAAAAAGAAAAAGTATAGTGACATTGAAGGTGTAGAAAATGTTGAAGATTTATTTTTTGAATTTTTAAGAGTGGCAGAAGAAATCAAACCAAAAGTAATTATTGGCGAGAATGTCGAAGGTTTAACAATGGGTGAAGCCAAAGAGTATTTTCATAAGATACAAAATAGATTTGAAGATATAGGTTATCTAGTTGTTGCTAATGTATTAAATTCAAGTTATTATGGTGTACCACAAGCTCGTAAAAGAACTTTCTTCATTGCTGTTAGAGAAGATGTTGCTGAAAAAGTTGGCATTAATTTTATGACAATGTATCAATTATATCCAGAAAAGAATAACGAACAAACATTACTTGGTGAAGCAATAAATGATGTTGTAAACGAAGACCAAGAAGAAATAAATTTATTATTAGAAAAATTAAGTATAGAAACTGCTGTAGGTAAAACTTTGGCAAAGATGCCAAGGGATCCAGACAAAGTATTGACAGGTATGGATTACCACGATAAAGGTCATCACTTTAATTTAAAAAGATGTAGTTTAAGAAAACCAAGTCCAACAATTACAGCGATGGGTAATTTTCCAGGTGTTGCTGGCACTTGTCACCCATTAGAAGATAGAAAGTTTACTATAAAAGAGTTAAAAAGAATTATGTCACTACCTGAAGATTTTAAATTAACAGGCAAACATCAACAGCAGTCAGAAAGAATTGGTCGTATGGTACCACCTCTTATGATGAAAGCACTTGCCGAAAGTGTATATAACAAAGTATTGAAACCATATAAGGAGTTAGATAATGACTAAATTTACATTTGCCACATCAGAAGAAGGCTTCGATAATCATATTGATAAGTCTGTTAGAGGGTATAGTCACTTATGGGGTGATATACTTTCACTATCAAAATATTTTGTAGAAGATTATACCCAAGTTGTTGACATTGGCTGTTCAACAGGTAAACTATTAAAAGGTATGATGGAACAAAACAACGATCATATACCACACGCACAATACACAGGTATTGAAATAGAAGATGACTTCTATGGCGATTATAATATGGACGAAGAAAAATATCAAAATTTAAGTTACTACAGAGGCGATGTAAGAGATTTTAATTTTCAAAACTGTTCTTTAGTTACTTCTATATTTACTTTACAGTTTATGTCACCAAAAGATAGACAAGATGTAATTAATAAAGTTGCCGATGGTTTAAATACTGGTGGCGCATTTATCTTTAGTGAAAAAACTTTTAGTTGTAATCCTAAAATACAAGATATGATGACCTTTACTTTTTATGATTATAAAAGAAAAAATTTTACAGATAAAGAAATACTAGATAAAGAAGTACAATTAAGACATATGATGAAGTTAAATACTAAAACAGAAATCTATGAAATGTTTACAAACGCAGGGTTTGAAGTACATAATTTCTGGCAAAACTTTAACTTTATGGGCGCCATTGCTTTGAAGAAATAAATAATATGATGGCGATTACTAATCAATCATATAAAGAACTAAAAGATTATTGGGACTATCAAAGAAAGATAGAATACAATAAAGAGATTGTTCACTATTTGGCTGATAAGTTTGAGGGAAGAGTCTATAATGATTTTGGTATGATAAGTATAGATGAGATGAAAAACTTGCTATGGACAAGAGTTAAGTCAGAAGATTACGAAGAACCTAAAAAAGGTTATGTACCAAAAGACCCTAAACTAAGGTTTGAGTGGGAGGGTGAAGCACACTTACCAACACACTTACTTCCTTATGATAAAGATTTTAAAAACTAGACTTGACAAATAGCAATAAGTATGATATATTATAACACAATTAAGGAGATTGAATATGAGTAATTTTTTAAAAGATATAATTAAAGAAACTGGTAATGAATATGCTGGTTTAGTAAGTGATGGTGTTGATAGCGCTGATGTAACTAGTTTTATTGATACAGGTTCATATTCATTTAACGCATTATTATCTGGTAGTATCTATGGTGGTATGCCAGGAAACAAAATCACAGCAATCGCTGGTGAAGCCGCAACAGGTAAAACATTTTTCGCATTAGGTATTTGTAAAGCATTTTTAGATAAGGATCCTGACGCAGGGGTAATTTATTTCGAATCAGAAAGTGCGATCTCAAAAGATATGATTGAGAGTAGAGGAATTGATAGTAAGAGAATGGTCATTGTTCCAGTTGCGACAGTACAAGAATTTAGAAATCAATCTATAAAAATTTTAGACAAGTATAATGAACAACCAGAGTCAGGTAGAAAACCTTTGATGTTTGTATTAGATAGTTTAGGTATGTTATCAACTACAAAAGAAATGGAAGATACAGCATCAGGTAAAGAAACTAGAGATATGACTCGTTCACAAATTGTCAAATCAACATTTAGAGTATTAACATTGAAACTAGGTAAAGCAAATGTACCTATGATAATGACTAACCACACTTATGATGTCATTGGTTCAATGTTCCCTCAAAAAGAAATGGGTGGCGGAAGTGGTTTAAAATACGCTGCATCATCAATCATCTATCTTGGTAAGAGAAAAGAAAAAGACGGTACCGAGGTCGTTGGTAATATCATACATTGTAAAAATTACAAATCAAGGTTAACAAAAGAAAACGCACAAATAGATGTCAAATTAACTTACAAAAAAGGTTTAGACAAATACTATGGTCTTATTGGTCTCGCTGAAGAAGGCGGTATCTTTAAGAAAGTATCTACAAGATACGAAATGCCAGATGGTTCTAAAGTTTTTGGTAAGAATATAAATGACGATCCTGAAAAGTTTTTTACAAAAGAGGTATTAGATAAGATAGATGAAATCGCAAAACGAAAATTCAGCTACGGATCAGAAGAAGAAACAGAAGAATAAAAGATACGCCTTTGCTCAAAGAGAAGGCGATGACTTTAGTTGCGTAAGATTACTCGAAGGTCAATATGACGGAGTAATTTACAAATATGATAAAGTTGCTTTTGAACCCAAGCCATTAGACACTGGTGATATACCATTAAGGTTTACATATGATATAATGATAAACCCTAAAAAGGTAGATGTCGAATCTACAGATTTCAAAAACTATATTGGTGATATTTTAATAGAGATTGTTGAAGAACAATTAAAACAAGGTAAAGCAGAATTTAATGGTTAACTTTATTAAAACATACGATAATGTATTGACAAAAGAAAATTGTCAACACTTAATTGATAAGTTTGAAGATAGTAGAACGCATTGGCAAAAAACTGAATTGAAAAACCATAGATCATTTACAGAAATCAATATTAATTTACACGAAGATTGGCAAGAGTATGTAAATATATTATATAAAGCATTTAATACATTTATTGAAAAGTATGCTAAAGAATTTAAAATTACAAACAATTGGCCAGAAAGATATGGTTGGGAACAGATTAGATTTAAAAAGTATGAAGTCAATGATAAAGATGAATTTAAAGAACACGTAGATGTTATGGATTACGCTAGTGCGAAAAGATTTTTAGTTATGTTTTTATACTTAAATAATAACGAGGGAGGGTTGACTTCTTTCTCAGAATATGATATAAATGTTAAACCAGAACAAGGAAAGTTATTAATGTTTCCACCATTATGGACACATAAACATACGGCGCATAAACCAATTAAAGAACCAAAGTATATTATAGGAAGTTATTTACATTATGTCTGATCGAATTGAAAGTACAATATTAACAAATCTTTTTTATAATGAAAATTATACAAGAAAGACTTTACCTTTTATAAAACCACATTACTTCTCTCAAAAAGACGAAAGAGAATTATATGTTGAAGTAGAAAAATTTGTATTAAAGTATAAGAACTTACCTACTAAAGAAGCAATCTTAATTGAACTTAATAATCGAAAAGACTTAAACGAAGAAGAATACAAAGGTATAAAAGATTTAGTTAATAGTATTTCATATGAAGAAACAGATTTACAATGGTTATTAGATACAACAGAAAAGTTTTGTAAAGATAGAGCAGTTCACAATGCCGTACTTGATGGTATTAAGATATTAGATAATAAAGATAAAAAAAGAACACCTGAAGCGATACCTAGTATTCTTGCTGATGCGTTGGCAGTTTCATTTGATAATCATATTGGGCACGATTATATTGAAGATGCGAAAGCAAGATTTGATTGGTACCATACAAAAGAAAAACGTTATCCATTTGATTTATCTTTCTTTAATAGAATTACAAAAGGTGGTGTTCCAAGTAAGACTTTAAATATCGCACTGGCTGGTACTGGTGTTGGTAAGTCTTTGTTTATGTGTCATTGTGCTTCAAGTTTCTTAACACAAGGTCAAAATGTTTTATACATTACACTTGAAATGGCTGAAGAACGTATCGCTGAAAGAATAGACGCAAACTTATTTGATGTAACGATTGATGATTTACACGCTATGCCAAAAGAGTTATACGATAATAAATTAAATAAATTAGAAGGTAAGACAAAAGGTAAACTAATTATAAAAGAATATCCTACTGCGTCAGCACATAGTGGTCACTTTAGAAGTTTACTTAATGAACTTGCTCTAAAGAAATCATTTAGACCACAAGTTATCTTTATTGACTATCTAAACATATGTTCATCAAGTAGATTTAAAGGTGGTAATATATCATCATACTTTTATATTAAAGCAATTGCTGAAGAATTAAGAGGTCTCGCTGTTGAGTTTGATGTGCCGATCTTTAGTGCAACACAAACAACTAGAACTGGTTATGTAAGTACAGATATTGGTTTAGAAGATACATCAGAATCGTTTGGTTTACCAGCGACTGCTGACTTTATGTTTGCATTAATGTCAAATGAAGAACTTGAATCACTAGGTCAAATGAAAGTCAAACAATTAAAAAATAGATATAATGACCCTGCGATGAACAGATCATTTATTCTAGGTATTGATAGAAGTAAAATGAGATTGTATGATGTAGAAAACACAGCACAGAATATAGTTGATAGTAACCAAACAAAGGTAAAAGAAAATTATCCATCTCCTGAACAAAGTTATGATAAGTTTTCTGATTTTAAATTATAATGGTAAAGAAAAAAACACAAAAAGTTAGATTTCACAAAGGCGATCAAAGACCTGGTAATCAAACAGTAAAAAATTTACATTACCGTAAACGAATGATAAAGAAAAATGGTGATATAATTTGGCAAGTTTTAGAGTATCCAAAAAAGAATGTAGTGGCAGAATATTTCTTTGAAGAAGACGCTCACAAACTAGTTAAATTTCAAAACAAACATAAAGTATGGCATATAGAGGGTGGTATACCCAAATTTCTTTATAAATCAATCTAAAATAGTCCTTGACAAACTCTCATAAATAGTATATAATATAAATATTATCAATTGATTTATATGGGTAAAGTGTATTCGTTTATGGAATTAATGAGAGAAAGATGTTTAGTTTTAAAGGATTTATTACAAAAGACAGAAATGTACATTTAGAACACCTTGAAGACGATATAATAAATCGTGGTTCAAAAGGTGGCGAGAATGCTATCAATTTCTTAAAGTCAGTAAGAGATATGCTCGCTGGTTCTTCACGAGCAAAAGTCAATATGACTGTTAAATGGGATGGCGCACCTGCGATCATCTGTGGTATCAATCCAGAAAATGGTAAATTCTTTGTAGGTACAAAAGCAGTATTTAACAAAAATCCAAAAATCAATTACACAACAGGCGATATAAGAAAAAATCACTCTGGTGATTTAGCAGATAAACTATCCGTAGCATTAAGAGAACTAGGTCGTCTTGGTATCAAAGACGTAATACAAGGTGACTTCTTATTTACACAATCAGATTTAAAATCTATAAACATAGACGGTGACAAGATGATTTCTTTTACACCTAACACTATTACATATGCTGTTCCTGTTAATTCAGATATTGGTAAAAGAATTTCTAAGGCAAGAATGGGAATAGTATTTCACACAAAATATTCAGGTAAAACTTTAGATAGTATGACAGCAGGGTTTGGTACAGTTAGAGGATCAGCAAGAAACGTATTTCTAGCAAGTGCTGGTTATAGAGATGTATCTGGTTCTGCGAAGTTAACAAGAAACGAACTTACACAATTTGATGCGAAGTTAAGAATGGCACAAGGTTCATTATCAAAAGCAGGTCCAATATTAGATGAGATGAGTAAATCATCATCTGACGCTTTAAGTGTAGGGTTTAGATTAAAAACTTTCTTTAATTATTATATTAGAAACACACAAGGTCATATGGCAAAAGTTAGAAATCTTGTAGATATGTTTAGAGAGTATTATATTAATATCTTACAAGCAGAGATAGACGCCAGAAAAACTGATAGTGGTAAGAAAAAATATAAAGATATTTTAGAAAAGAATTTAAAATATATTGATAGAAATAAAAATGCTTTAGTAATGGCTGTTGCTTCTCACGTCACATTACAAAACGCTAAAAACTTTTTAATAAGTAAGATGAGTGAGATACAAAGTATAGGTCATTTTTTAAGAACTTCAACTGGTTATAAAGTAACAGCACCAGAAGGATATGTTGCTGTAGATAGAATTGCTGGCGCCGTGAAGTTAGTAGATAGAATGGAATTTAGTAGAGCAAACTTTACAATGCCGAAAGGTTGGAAATAATGAATATTATTTTAATAGGTGGTCCAGGTTCAGGTAAATCAACTTACGCTGAATTTATAACAAAAGAGTTTGATATACCCCATATCTACCCTGGTGAACTATTAAGAAAAGAAAAAGAAAAAGGTGGCGAGATAGCAAAACGATTATCTAATTTAGGTAAAGGTGGCTTCGCTCCAAATGATATAGTTTTAAAACTTATCAAAGATGCTGTTGCTAAAGCAGATAAAGGTTTTGTATTTGATGGTTATCCAAGATATATGCAACAAGTAAAAGATTTAGAAAAAGAAGGTATTAAAATAGATAAGATTGTTTATCTAAATGTAAGTCCAGAAGAAGTTATAAGAAGATTAACTAAAAGAGGACGAGCAGATGATAAACCAGAGATTATCAAAAATAGAATTGCGTTATACAAAAAAGAAACAGGTCCTGTTGTAGAGTATTATAGAAATAAACCTGGTTTCATAGAAGTTAAAGCAGAAGGCGGAGAACCAAAAGATATTGCAAAAAAAATAATAAATAGATTAAAGGGTAAAACTTTGAATGAGTTTAGACATTATTTGAATGAAGGTGTTTACGACCCAGGTATATTTAAGGCGTTCTTTTTAGCTGGTGGACCAGGTTCAGGTAAAACATTTGTTACACAATCTGCCTTTTCTGGTACTGGATTAAAAGTAGTAAACTCTGATTCTGCGTTTGAAAGAGGTTTAAAGAAAGCAAACTTATCTCTTAAAATGCCTGATGAAGAAGAATACTTTAGAAATATTATTAGACAAAGAGCAAAGACAACTGCGGGTAATATGTTAGATCAATATGTACAAGGTAGATTAGGTTTAATTATAGATGCCACAGGCAGAGATTTACCACTTGTTCAAAGACAAACAAGTATGTTAAAAAATATTGGTTATGATTGTTATATGGTATTTGTAAACACTAGTTTAGATGTGGCGTTAGAAAGAAATAAAAATCGACCAAGATCAATACCAGAATATATTGTAAAAAAAAGTTGGGATGGTGTACAAGCAAACATTGGAGCATTTCAAAGAGTGTTTAGTCCTAACAAAATGTTAATTGTAGATAATAATAGAAGTGAAAAAGAATTAGTAGCAAATGTTTTAAATCAAGCCTCAAAATTTATTAGAGGTAGATTAAGAACTAAACCAGAAAACGGAATAGCGTTAAGTTGGATAAAGAAAGAATTAGAGTTAAAAAGAAGATGAGATTTAAAGACTTTGTATTAGAAAGTATCATAGATATACCAAGAAAAACATATGCGCCAGCTGTGTTTGATGACGCTGATACTAAAGATCCAAAAATTAAACCAAGTGTTAAAAAACTAATTAATGAACAAATCAAAGAGTTTGAAAAAGAATATCCAGTATTAAAAGTATCTTTGATAGGTTCTATTCTTACAAAGAGATATAGAAACGATGCTGATTTAGACTTAAATGTATTGTTTGATGTACCAAAAGAAAAACAAGAGGAAGAAAGAGTAAGACTTTCTCAACAATATCTATCAGCAAAAAATTCAAATAACATACAAGGTAAATTAATTCCAGGTTCTAAACACCCAATCAATTATTATTTTATCACAGATGAAAAAACTTATGACGACCAAAACAAAAAAGCAGATGCTGTATTTGATATAGATGATAATAAATTTATAAAGAGACCAGAAGAATTTACATTTGACCCTAACTTATATGTAAAAGATTTTGAAAAAAAAGTACAAGAGTTAGATGTAGTAAAAGGTGAACTCAAACGAGATATAATAGATTACAACGAATTAAAAGAACTTACACCAAATGATGTATTAGATTTACAAGAAAAGATAAAAGATAAGTTAGAAGAAATAGAAGATAGTTTGGAAGACATAGTTAAAATTGGTGATGGTGTTGACGCCGAAAGACGAGCAGCATTTGATACAGATATGTCACCAGATCAAATTAGAACTTATGGTGTTAAAAATAGATTACCTAAAAATGTTATCTACAAAATGTTAGAAAAATATCACTATTTAAAATTCTATAAGAAATGTAAAAAGATTTTAGAAGATGGTATGGTTACTGATAAAGAAGTACAAGATTTAGAAATACACGAAGCTAGAGAAAAGTCTATGGTATTTACTTTTGGTAGATTTAATCCACCAACGATTGGACATCAAAAGTTAATTCAAAAAGTTTTATCTTTGCCAGCAGATGAAAAGAAAATATATTTAAGTAGATCGCAAGATAGTAAAAAGAATCCATTAGAACCAAATGCTAAATTAAGATTTATGAGAGATATGTTCAAATTTGCTAGACGTAATTTAGAACTTAATCCTACCAATATGGTTTTAGATTTAATGACTAGTATTCACAAAAAAGGTTTTACAGATGTAACAATGGTTGTAGGAAGTGATAGAGTTAGAGAGTTTGAAAATATATTAATAAAATATAATCAAGTTAAATCACGTCACGGCTATTATGATTTTGATACAATTAAAGTTGTATCTGCTGGCGATAGAGATCCAGACGCTGATGGTGCAGTAGGAATGTCAGCAAGTAAGATGAGAGATGCCGCTGCCAAAGGCGATAAAGTATCATTTAAAAAAGGTTTACCTGCAACATATAGAAGTCCAGCAGATGTAGATAGAATATTCGGTTCTGTAAGAGTTGGTATGGGACTTAAACCTAGTCTTGCTGCTTCATATGGTGGTATGATGCACTCTGCGCCAGAGAAACCAGTAGTATCATTAAAAGAGTTTGAACAAAACCAAATAAGAGATTTATACGTTAGAGAGATGATTTTTAACGTAGGAGATAAAGTTGATTATGTCAAAGAAGACATACAAGGACAAGTAAAAAGACGAGGTACAAATTATGTTGTACTCGAAGATAACAATAATAATTTACACAAAGCATGGATATGGGATTGTATTCCTATCGCAGCGGACAGAGAGGTCGAAGTGAGAGAATATAACCTAGACGTAGATTACGGATTTAAAGCAGTATCTAATATAGAAGAAGATTTAGATAAAACGCCACAAGATAAAACAGTGGCGAAAAAACCTGGAACTCAACCTAAAAAATATTACAAAGATTTAAAAAAAGGTGATAAAGAAAAGAGAGCTGATTTCTTCAAAAGACAGAAGTATAAGAAAAGTGATGATGAAGATGATTACAAACCAGCGCCAGGTGACAAAGATGCGAAGACTAAACCGTCTAAACACACACTCAAATATAAGAAAATGTTTGGTGAGTTAAGAAAAGATTTACAAGATGCTTGTTGGAAAGGATATAAACAAGTAGGTATGAAAGATAAAAATGGAAAAAAAGTACCTAATTGTGTGCCAGAAGCATACGATATAGGACACGATTATGCGAAACATACATCATCTATTACACCAGGACAAGATGGTTATGACTCAAATTATCAAGGTGGTAATTATGTACCAAGTAATGAAGAAGATAATAACAAAAAAGTTATAACTAGACCAGAAACTACTGACATTAGTGTGAAGAAAAATACAATAGATGTAGAGAAAAAAGATATTGAAGAATGGGCAATCTCGGATTCCACAATAGATAAATATAAACAAAGATATAAAGAAGAATGGCGTTCAAAACTGGACGAAGTAGTGAAAAGAATGATGGAGAAAATTGATGTTAAAATTTAGTGATTATACAGATAGAATTAGTAAAGCGGTTCACTATCACGTAGAGAATAAGATACCTTTAGCAGAGAATATCTATCGTTTACATAGTGAAGAATTTTACAAGTTGTTTAGAGAAGCCAGAGAACTTTATAGAGATGGAATTTTAGAAGTATCAAGTGATTGGGATAAACAGTTACTTGACACAGATATTGGTGAGTTTGGTATTTACGAAAACGAACAAGTACCATTAGATATGCCAATTGAAGAAGAAGACAAAAAGAACCCACCACTTAATAAACCAAAAAGAGGTGGACC